ATAGGAAAATATCTCAAGAGACTTGTGAGAAGTTTAATGTTACTCTTGAGTATGGGGTGGATGGTTCTATTACCAAACACCACTACCCTTACTATAAAGACAATGAAGTTGTAGGTAGTAAAGTTAGAACAGTAAAGAGTAAAGACTTCTATGCTACTGGTAGTATGTCAGAGGCTGGACTCTTTGGTGAGCATTTGTTTCAGCAGGGCGGTAAGGCTATCACCATAGTTGAAGGTGAGCTGGATGCACTGGCAGTAAGTGAAATGTTTAACAACCAGTGGCCTGTAGTCTCTATTAAGAATGGAGCTCAGTCAGCAGTCAAGGACATTAAGAAATCTTTAGAGTTTCTAGAGTCTTTTGACTCTGTAGTTATATGTTTTGATCAGGACTCAGCAGGTAAGGAGGCAACACAGAATGTTCTTGATCTCTTCTCACCTAATAAAGCTAAGGTTTGTACCTTACCTCTCAAGGATGCAGGGGAAATGCTACAGGCTGGAAGGATACAGGACTTCACAAAGGCTTGGTGGAATAGTAAAGTCTATAGACCTGATGGTATTGTCAGCTCTAAAGATACTTGGGAGGCTGTCATAGAGGAGCTAGAGGTAGACTCTATACCCTACCCTTGGGATTGTATGAATGACCTCACGTATGGCTTTAGGGCTGGTGAGTTGGTGACTATCACCTCAGGCTCAGGGATGGGTAAGTCTCAAGTCATTAGAGAGCTTGAGCATTATCTACTAAAAGCTACTGAGGATAACGTAGGAGTCTTGGCTCTTGAGGAGTCAGTTAAAAGATCAGCCTTAGGAATTATGAGCATTGAGGCTAATCAACCTTTACATTTACCTGATAGTGTGGTATCCTTAGAGGATAAGAAGAAGTATTGGGATGCTACAATGGGTACAAACAGGTATCACTTCTATGATCACTTTGGCAGTACCAGTGAGGATAATCTATTAAGTAGAGTGAGATACCTAGCTAAAGGAATGGACTGTAAGTGGATCATCCTTGACCATCTATCTATTGTAGTGTCAGATCAAGAGGTAGCTGATGAGCGTAAGGCTATTGATGCTATCATGACAAAATTGAGACAACTGGTACAAGAGACAGGAGTAGGATTGTTTCTAGTCTCTCACCTCAGGAGACCACAAGGTAAGGCTCATGAGGATGGAGGACAAATATCATTAGCTGAACTGAGAGGTAGTGCCTCTATTGCACAGCTATCTGATATGGTCATAGGACTAGAGAGAAACCAACAGCATGAGGATCCTGAGATTAGGAACACTACTACTGTTAGAGTCTTGAAGAATAGATTTAGTGGGTTGACAGGACCAGCTTGTTACTTGTATTATGATAAAGATACTGGTAGAATGGTTGAGACTTCTAATCCTGAGACTAGGGCAATTGAAGATGAGAGTGATTTTTGACATAGAAGCTAATGGACTAAAGCCTAGTAAGATATGGGTGATAGTTGCAAAGGAGATTGATAATGGTGGAAAACTGGTCACATTTTGTGATAATGCTATTGGTGACTTTTGGAATTATCTACGAACTAATAATGTGGATGAAGTAATTGGTCATAATATTATAGGGTATGACATACCTGTACTAGAGAGGCTCTTGGGTATTGACTTCACTGGTATTAAACTAACAGATACATTGGTGCTCAGTAGATTGGCTAATCCTCAGAGAGATGGGGGGCATAGTCTCAAGGAGTGGGGAATTAGGCTTGGAGATTACAAAGGAGATTATAATGATTGGTCTAAACTTACGCCTGAAATGGTGGATTATTGTCAGCAAGACGTTGAGGTTACTGCTAAGGTTTATAGGGCGGTATCAAGTGAGCTTACAAATTTTGGAGACAAGAGCATCAGTCTTGAGCATAGAGTACAAACTATTATCCAAAGCCAGATCAACAATGGGTGGACTATAGATCAAGAGAAAGCATATATTTTATTAGCAAAACTTAAGGAGAAGAAAATTGAAATTGAAGAACAAGTACATAAAACTTTTATCCCACTTGCCAAAGCCGGTAAGACTGTTGTACCTAAATATAAAAAGACAGGTGATCTCTCAGTGGTTGGTCTTAAGTATCTTGGTGATGCTTACTGCAATGTGTGGGGAGAGCATTGTAGAGTGGATTTTCCAGAGTTCAACCTTGGTAGTAGACAGCAAATAGCTAGACACCTCCAGTATTTTGGATGGAAACCAAAGAAGTTTACTGAGAAAGGTAGTGCTATTGTAGATGAGTCAGTTCTAAGCAAGGTCAAAGGGATACCGGAGGCTCAATTGATAGCTGAGTATCTCATGGTACAGAAGAGAATAGCACAGGCTACCTCATGGCTAGAGGCCACTGAGGATGATGGTAGGGTACATGGGTATGTCAATAGTAATGGAGCAATTACAGGTAGGATGACACACAGCTCTCCCAACATGGCTCAAGTGGTAGCTGGTTACTCTCCTTATGGTGAGGAGATGAGGAGTCTGTGGACTGTACCTGAGGGTTACTCTCTAGTGGGGATGGATGCTAGTGGCTTGGAGCTAAGGATGCTAGCACATTATATGAATGATGAGGAGTATACAAATGAGGTTGTTAATGGAGACATACACACAGCAAACCAATTGGCTGCGGAACTTCAATCAAGAGATCAGGCGAAGACTTTTATCTATGCGTTCCTGTATGGTGCAGGAGACCAAAAGATCGGGAGTATCATTGGTGGAAATGCAGGAGATGGTAAGAGAATTAAGTCAAAGTTCCTCAGTAATACGCCATCACTTGGAGCTTTACGAGAGCGAGTTATCGAGGTTTCAAAGCGAGGCTATCTTAAGGGACTCGATGGCAGACACATCAAAATCCTCAGCCCCCACAAAGCTCTCAATGCACTGTTCCAAAGTGCAGGAGCAGTAGTAATGAAAGAAGCCTTGACATTACTAGATGAGTATGGTAAGATATATAATATAGACTATAAATTTGTTGGTAATATTCATGACGAAATACAGGCAGAAGTTAGGGAGGATCAAGCAGAAAAGTTTGGATGGTTGGCAGTAGAGTGTATTAAAGCGGCAGGAATTAATTTGAAACTACGCTGTCCTTTGGATGGTGAATATAAGGTAGGTAAAACATGGGCACAGACACATTAGTAGATGACATTTACTCTTTAATGAAAACCAAAAGAGCTCCTCAAGGTATCAATATAGAGGAGGAGATTGAGAAGTTTGGTGAGGGTATGAAGGAGATCATGAAGCATGACTTTCTCCCTCACTCCTTTGATGCTAGAAAACTTAGGATGAGTAATATCGGTAAGACTGATCGCTACCTTTGGCATCACTTCAAAGGATTCAAAGGTGAGAAGATTCAACCTCACACCTTGATTAAGTTTCTCTATGGTCATTTGATTGAAGAGATGCTCCTCTTCCTAGTGAGAATGAGTGGACATGAAGTGACTGATGAGCAGAAGAAGGCTGAGGTTGAAGGTCTTGTGGGTCACATGGACTGTAAGATTGATGGTATTGTAACTGATGTGAAGTCAACAAGTAGCTATGGGTTTAAGAAGTTTCAAGATGGAACTCTAGCATTTGATGATCCATTTGGTTACATTGACCAGCTTAAAGGATATGCTAAAGCTGAGGATGCTAGGGAGATGGGTTGGTTGGCAATGGATAAACAGAATGGCCACCTGACTTTCCTTAAGTATAATCTAGATGACACTCAAGCTCCAGTGTATGAGGTATTGGAAGAGGATATTGTTGATAGGATTAAACATATTAAGGAAATGGTTAAACAACCTGAACCTCCAGAGCATTGTTACCCTGAACAACCTGACGGTAAATCAGGTAACATGAAGCTGAGTGTAGGGTGTAGTTATTGTCAGTTCAAGAAGCATTGTTACCCTGACTTGAGAGCCTTTGCCTACTCAACAGGACCTAGATTTTTAACAAAGGTTGCTAATCAACCTAAAGTAATGGAGATAGATTTACATGAGCACACAGTATAAAGTAGTTAATAGTGGTAGACCAGAGCGTTTTGAAGAACAAGTAACTAATCTTTTAAATGATGGTTGGGAACTTCAAGGCAGCCCCTTCATTTCTCAGACAGGAGGGATGACTCAAGCAATGACAAAAACAACTACTACTAAAAAGAGTACAAAGAAATGACTTGGAACTATAGAGGAATGATTGATAAGGATGGTGGTCACACTATCAGAGAAGTATTCTATGATGAGGATGATGGAACCATTGATTCCTTCACTGCTGAACCTGTAGCTCCTTATGCTGAGTCTCCTGAGGAGATGTATGAGGTAATGCAGATGATGATGGAAGGACTACAGAAACCTTACATGTTAGAGACAGACTTTATACCTGAGGATCAAGAGGTTGAATTGGTATTGATAGAACCTAATGCAATCCACTGATACTGACCTCCTTGGACACTGGAATGGTTTAGTTCCTAATACCAATATACACTTTGGGTTTATCTATAAGATAGAAGATATAGAGACAGGAAGAAAGTATATAGGTAAGAAGAATCTCTTTCATTCCTCAGGTGTAGCTAAGAGTAGAGTTAATGATAGACTCTCTCCTAAATGGAATAAGAAACACTGGAAGGAATCTGATTGGAAGACATACACTGGATCTAGTAAGCCACTTAATGCAGACATTAAAGCTAAAGGTAAGGACAAGTTTCATTTTGAAATATTAAAACTGTGCTACTCTAAAGCTGATTTGTCATACAGTGAGATGGAAGAACAGATAAACAGGGATGTACTTAGAACTAAATTAGATCCAGATACTTTTGAATATTATAACGAAGGGATATATGGAGTAAAGTTTAGACCACCTGAGATTGGTATAAATATAGACCATGCTCTACATAAATTTAAACATAAGGATGGTAGAGAGTTTGTTGGTAAGAGATATGAATTTGTAGAGAAGTTTAAACTGAATGGTCCATCAGTCTGTGACCTGATACGAGGAGAGCGTATGAACTATGGGAAACTAAAGAAGATTAAGACACATAAGGGATGGAGTTATGATGGGTTTATACAGGGAGATTTATTCTGACATGAGCAACTTACCATATAGTAAAACAATAAACCACCCATCATATTATACCTATGGAGACATAGAAGTTATAGATGTTATAGAAGACTGGGAGTTACCTTATCATTTAGGTAATGCAGTTAAGTATATTGGTAGGGCAGGGAAGAAGGATGATATAAAGGAAGACATCCAGAAAGCTATCTGGTACTTGGAGAGATACTATGGCACTCTTACTTAATGAGTTGAAGGAGAAGATCTGTCTCTACTGTGATGTTTGTCTCCTATGTGAGCTACTTGACTTAGAGCCTGAGGATATACTAGAGAGATTTGAGGATAGGTTGGTGGAAAATATAGACCCTTTTTATGAAATGTGTGAGGAAGATAACAATGACTATTGAAGAACTAATTAAAACAGTTGAAGAATTAAATAAACGTAGAGGGCCAAAGCTTGCCCTGTTTATTCAGACTTATTATGACGGTGACTTTACTATGAAAACTATTGAACGTGTGAAGACTCAATATCAATTTATGACTGAAGACTGGCAAACTGATTTGGATACGCTTGAAGAAGCTGTAGAGTTTATCCTGTTATGGGAGAAGATACATGAGTACCAGTGGCTCTAAGAACAAACAACACCGTAAGGTCAGGGAAGACCCAATGTTCAGGACTAGGGTAGTTAATTCAAAGAAGAAATCAAGGAACAAAAGAGATGACATTGCCGACAGACTATCAGAATTTTATAGCACTAAGTAGGTATGCCCGTTGGCTACCTAAGGAGAACAGAAGGGAGACATGGGATGAAACAATTGCACGGTACTTTAACTTCATGGATACTCATCTTACTACCAATACTGAGTA